TCCCTATTGTGGTTGCAAAGGTTCATAGGAAAAGTCCCAGATACCTTTCTTGCTACCTTCTTTGATTAATTCTACTACTGCAGACTCTATGGCGGCCTTGACTGCCAAAGTGCCTGGCTCATTGATGGTCAGCCCCGACTCTAGCTCAAATGCCTGGGTTCCATCTTTAATAAACTTTAATACGGCCAGACTATCGCTGGCACTGTAAATTGTTTTCTGTACGTTTACTGCGGCTAATACCTTGCCAGAGTTTACACTTACAGCTCTGAGACTGACTGTTACTATGTCTTCGCTATACTGAGTCTGTGGACCTATGCCCAGCATTCTGAATGCACTGCCACCGCTCTTGGTGCTGCTGTCATAGCCCGTGATGCCACCTTCTAATATAATGCCCGCAAATGCCATGGGCCCCAGGGGTTTGGCATTGTTGCCTTCGTAGGCTTCGCGCATCTGACGAATTAACTGACGCTCTTTGGTCAGGCTGTCTATGCCAACGCGTTCTACTACTTCAAACCAGCGACCCTTGCCCACATCCTGCAGAGCCTTGATTAGGAAAGCTTCTGATCCCTGGGTGACTGCTGCACTCAGATTGGCATAGTTGGCAGCTGGGCGACGCTGACCGGTTTTATCTGCAAATGTATACACAGCCACGACTATGGGCTTGCCCGTGGGTGGCGGTAGTGTATCAAATTCCTTGTACATGATGGTGCGAACTTCACGAGGTTTTTCTACATCAGTTATGACCCTGCTGGTAGCGCATCCAGTGAGCAACAGTACTAATAAAAGTCCTAGTATACGCATCAGAATTGAAAGCTTCCCAGGGGTATGTTTATGGCCGTGGTGCTGCCCAGGTAATCAGTTACATTAAGTGTAATCTCTGTACTACTCTTGGTCCAGTTTATGATGTTGCCTTCAAAAGTTAGTGTACCGCTGGTACTGCCTCCATCGGCAAACATGGCCGTGGCTACATTCTGTGAAATCTGAGCGTAAATACGACTCTCCAGGTTGTTTAAGAACTTGGAAATGTTGGTATTATTTTTATCATTTTTGGCTTTGTCTAGAGCAGCCTGAATTTCTTTTTTAAGAGTCTCACGACGAGCATGTTCCTGGTTTTCTATGGTCAGCACATGACTGCTGTATCCATTACCATTAAACGCCGGACTTTTAAATCCATAATCCGGCAAAGGAGCTGCAGTGGCCTTACTAATCCCTGTCAGGACGATTAGTAGGTTTACGAACTTTTTCATTTTCCAGATCCTTGAGCATGGTTACAATGTTAATCTTTTGATTTAATCTAATCAGGTCATTATCAAGCATTCGGACACGATCTATCAATGCAATTAAAACTGTGTTAGCCTCAGAAAGAACTGGCTTAACTTCTTTGGTGGCCCAGACCCATACGTAGTATACGAAGTAACCACCGCCACAGGCAGCTACAATGGGGAATCCATATTTGTTTATGAGTGCTACAATGTCCATATGGCTAACCAGATCAGGAACAGCAGCATGCTGGCTATGACCGCAACTAATTTTTCGTCATTGAACATTATTGCGGAAACTCCTCACCCGTGGTCCAGCGTTCAAGATTGGTCTCATAATTGCCAATGGCATGGTTATCCAGGAGACTGAATTTACGGGCTCTAATGCCTGTGACAAATCCTCTCCAGATATCCTTGACCAGCTGCTTAAAGGTTAAAGCACGCAGATTGCCATAGTGGTTCATGTAGTACATGCCGGCAAAATGTTTATATGGCCAGACTGGAACACGAGGCACCAGATCTGTATTGTTTACAAAACGGAAATGCAATAGACCAGACGCCTCAATGGCTCGGATGTAGGTTTTGTCTCCAACCCTCGGAGATCCGAATGTATATAGAGCCTGTGGGTTTGGCATTGTCTCAGTTCGCTGGAGCCGATAAGCCAACAAGGTCGTCATAGCTCCTCCGAGACTATGACCAGTGCACCAGATGGTTCTCGTTTTTCCATACTTGCTGAGTTTTTCTTCTAGCCCAGCCCAGATATTATCCACGCTGTGCTTAAATCCTGAATGAACATATCCTATGCCAGTTGAGCTAGGTGTTAGTCTGGCATCCAGATCTGCTGCCAGGTCACTCCACTGAGTGGGTTGTGTGCCTCGGCAGGCTACTATTAAATCTACTCCGTCGGAAATGACATAGGCCTCACTGCCTTTGTTTGCAACCAGACAGGCATCAAAACCCAGCTTAGCACAGGCTTCCTTGGCAGCTGGTTCATCTAGATAGGCAATACGACTAAACTGAGCCATAAGCAGGGCCTGTTGGGGAAATGTTTTAAATTGTATGCTCATGTATTTGTTCCTATTAATCCTTGCGTGCGTCATTTTTACCATCGGCTCTGGCTATGCGATCAACGTCTGGTTTAACACCCAGGGCGTTGCTGACCAGCATATCGATTCGAATAATTTCATGGTTCATGGTCTTGACTCTGTTGTCCAAAGCTATTATAATACCAGTTAAGCCTTTAATACTGCTCATGACTCCGGCCAAGATAAATTTAAGTGTCAGGAACACAAAATAACCGCCTGCACAGGCAGCTGCTATGGGAAATCCCACTTCGGCTATTAGTTTAAATATATCCATGATTATTCCAATTTTCTTATTGACAGAAGGGTACTAAGTATTTATAATAAAAGGAATATGAAATTCTATACAAATGTAGTTATTTACGGTGATAATGCCCTGGTTCGGGGTGTTCACAACGGTCAGCGATTCTCAGACCGAATCCCCTTTAAACCCAAGCTATTTGTGCCTAAGAAGAAGCCTGGACCTGCCACATATCATAATCTGTTTGGTGAGCCATTAGAAAGCATCGAATTTGGTGGTATCAACGATGCCCGAGAATTCCAGAAGAATTATGATGGTGTGAGCAATATGCACATCCATGGCAATACCAACTGGACCTATCAGTACATAACTGAAAATTATGGCGGTCAGATTGAGTTTGACATGAACCAGTTAAGCATCTGGGGCATGGACATTGAGACTACTTCTGAGTCTGGTTTCCCCAATGTGGACAACCCCATAGAAGAAGTTCAGCTCATAACCATACAGGATCTGGCCAGTCGTCAAATTACCACCTGGGGACTTAAACCCTATACTGGTGAACGCAAGGACTTCAAGTACATACAGTGTAGCAATGAATATGATCTGCTCAAGAAGTTCCTGAGTCACTGGCTGGTAACTCCGCCGGACATCATCACAGGCTGGAACATAGGCCTGTTCGACATACCCTATCTGGTGACCCGCATAATAGCTGTCATGGGTGAGCCCAGCATCAAACAGCTTAGTCCCTGGAGACAGGTCAAGCGTCGCGACATAGAGTTTGCCAACAAGACCATGACAGCCTTTGAGTTGGTAGGTGTCACTCAGCTGGACTATCTGGATCTGTATAAAAAGTTTACCTATAATGCCCAGGAGAGCTATAAGCTGGATTATATCTGTAAACAGGAGCTGGGTGTTGGTAAACTGGAACATGAATATGATACCTTCAGCGAGTTTTATAAAGCAGACTGGAATAGATTTGTAGACTACAACGTCATAGATACTGAGCGTGTATTAGAACTAGAAGACAAAATGAAGCTCATGGAGCTGGCCGTGACCATGGCCTTTGATGCCAAATGTTTATTTGCTGATGTGTTCAGTGCAGTTAGAACCTGGGATTGTGTGCTGTATAATTATCTCTGGGATCAGAACATAGTTGTGCATCCGCGTGATACCACTCGTGAAGATCGTTCAATCGAAGGTGCGTATGTGCAGGAACCACGCCCTGGCAGTTATGATTGGGTGGTCAGCTTTGATGCTACTAGTCTGTATCCCAGCATCATCATGCAGTATAACATGAGTCCAGAAACTTTGGTCATGGGTGACCAGGATTACTTTACTCCCACAACTGTGAACCAGCTGTTAGAAAAGAAAACTGATCTTAAACATCTGCATGCACGAGATGAATGCATGAGTGCCAATGGCTATCATTTTACCCGCAAGAAGCAAGGACTGTTTCCGGGCATTGTGCAGAAGCTATTTGACGATCGTCAGATGTATAAAGCCAAGATGATTGAAGCTCAGAAGCTGTATGAAGAAACTAAAAAGCCAGCCTATCTGAATGACATCAGTCGCTATACTAACTTCCAGATGGCTCGTAAGATTCAGCTTAACAGTTTGTTTGGAGCCTGGGCAAATTACTTCTTCAGATACTTTGATGACCGCATTGCCGAGGGCATAACCATAACTGGTCAGTATATTATTCGCACCGTGGGTGAAGCCTTGGATAGTTATTTAAATAAGATCTGTGGCACCCGTGACTTTAAATACAGCTTCTATTCAGATACTGATAGCTGTTATATTACTTTAGATCCTCTGGTTAAAAAGTTCTATGCCGATAAAAGTAAACTGGAAATTGTAGACATCCTAGATAAGATTTGTAATGATAAAATTGAACCCATAATTAATCGAGCCTGTAATGAACTGGCCTTTTATACCAATGCTCATGAACCTAAAATTAAATTTAAACGAGAAGCCATAGCGGATCGAGGCATCTTTGTGGCCAAGAAGCGTTATGCACTCAATGTGTATAATAACGAAGGTGTTACCTATGCCGATCCCAAGCTCAAGGTCATGGGACTGGAGATTGTGCGTTCAAGTACTCCTGAGGCTATTCGTAACAGTCTCAGAGCAGCTGTCAAGGTGGCCATTACTTCTGACGAAGCAGCCCTGCAGGCATTCATTACCAATGCCAAGACAGAATTTCTAAAGTTGCCGGCCGAAGACATAGCATTCCCTCGTGGAGTAAATGGCATGAGCAAATATCAGAGCAGCAGTCACATCTATGCCAAAGGTTGCCCCATGCATGTGCGAGGAGCTTTGCTGTATAATCATTACATAAAAGAATTTAAAGTTACCAACAAGTATGAAAGCATCGGCGAAGGCGATAAGATTAAATTCTTATATCTGCGCACACCGAATAACATCAAGGAAAATTGCATAGGTTTCAAGGGTAAGATACCAGCAGAATTTCTATTGACAAATTACATAGATTATGATACAATGTGGGAGAAGAGCTTCATAGAACCACTGAATGGAATCATCGAAGGTATGGGCTGGACTGCTCGCCCTCAGGCAACATTAGCAGGATTATTTAGTTAGGAGAAGTTATGAATCATTTAAATGTTAGTATAGTAAAGAGTTTGGTTAGAATTGCTGCAGCAGTCGCATTGATTGATGTCAGCTTTGTAACCGCAGGTGTATTATTAATAGTTGCTGAAATTCTAGGCGTTGTCGAGGAGTTAGTATGAGTTTATTAGCCAAGTTACAGAAGAATAGTACCATCAAGGATACCGACATCCTGGCAGATAGTAAATTCTTCGGAGCCAAGGACATGATCCAGACTCCCATACCCATGGTCAATGTTGCCCTGAGTGGCAGCATGGATGGTGGATTGACTCCTGGATTGACTGTATTTGCAGGTCCAAGCAAGCATTTCAAGACTGCCTTTGCACTCATGCTGGCCAAATCATATCAGGACAAGTATCCTGATGGAGTAATCCTATTTTATGATTCAGAGTTTGGTAGTCCACAAAGTTATTTTGATAGCTTTGGCATTGACACCAAGCGTGTATTACATACTCCCATCACAGATGTGGAGCAATTAAAGCATGACAGCATGGCGCAGTTAGCCAACATTGAGCGTGGTGACCATGTCATGATCATCATTGACTCAGTTGGTAATCTGGCTTCTAAGAAAGAAGTAGAAGATGCTCTAGAAGGTAAAAGTGTAGCTGATATGTCCCGTGCTAAACAGCTCAAGTCTCTGTTCAGAATGGTAACGCCTCACTTAACCATCAAAGACATTCCCATGGTGGTTGTGAACCATACCTATAAAGAAATTGGCATGTTCCCCAAAGATGTTGTCTCAGGTGGAACTGGTATTTACTATAGTGCCGACAATATCTTTATCATTGGCCGTCAGCAGGAAAAAGAAGGTACAGAGCTCATGGGATATAATTTTATCATCAATGTTGAGAAGAGCAGATTTGTACGAGAAAAGAGTAAGATCCCAGTTGAGGTAAGTTTTGAGGGTGGTATTAGTAAATGGTCTGGACTGCTGGATGTTGCACTCGAAGGTGGCTTTATTGTCAAACCTAGCAATGGCTGGTACAGTCACAAAGGACAGGAAAAGAAATATCGCATCAAGGAAACCTATACTAAAGAATTTTGGTTGCCTGTTTTAACCAACAAGGAATTTAGAGCATATGTCGAAACAAATTACAAAATTAGTAGCTCAAATCTGGGGCAAGATCTCGGCGCCGATGATATCTCTGCTGCCTACGAAGAAGCCGCAACCGACAC